TACCAGCCGAACAGTTCCCCGAAGTTTTAAGCGTGATGAGCCGCGTGGCGGTTGAAAACGGCGTGCTGTACGGCGAAGTCCTCGACCGCGAACCATTGCCCGCGCCGCAACCTGCCCTGCTCAACGGCCTCGACATCGAACGCTTCGCCGTAACCGTCTACTACGGCGCGTGGGCACTCGAAATGCTCGAAGAAGTCGCCCTCCCCCTCAGACAACTCGGCCACCCCAAAGCCGCCACCATGCACACCCTGTGGAATGAAAGCCGCAGCTTCCTGCGCCACAACGTCCAAGCCCTGCAGCGCGTCCTCCCGGCATTGGAATCCGACCACGCCGCCCACGTCCGAGGCTCGCTCGACAGACTGCAAAGGCTCAACGCCCGCTTCATCTGACCACGTCCGCGCGATATATAAAAAATCGGGGGAATTTTTGATACTTCCCCCGATGCAACCGTCAACCCAGAGTTGACGGTTCAGTTATTAAGTTTTACTTAATAACTCACGCCTCGCTTGCGCCTTGCGCGCCGGTGACGGCGGCAGCAGTCAACCGATAACGCTCTTCTGCGGGGAACGACGGCACGGGTTTGCCATCAATTAGTTTTGACGGCCAATAGTAGCCGTCGATGTCGGCAGGGTTGAACGGCACGATAGACACGGTGTTGCTCTGATTGCCGCCCAATCCCAAAATCCTACCTTTAGCATCTTTTCCCACGACGAAGAAAACGTGTCCGCCGCCTTGCCTTGATTTGACGGCGATGCAACCGTAGGCGGGGGCGTTGAGCTTGGTCAAACCTGCCGCCGCCCATGCTTTAGCGCGGTACCAGTCTTTGATGACGGCGCGTCCTGCCTTGCCTAGGCAGTAGCCGACGAGCAGCCCGCACCACGGGGTATCTGTTTCTTTCCACCACGCTTTCTGCTCCTGATTAAAATTTCCCATTTCTTGTAGCATCGCTAAAAGTACAGGGTTTGACTTGCCATTCACTTTTTCGTGAGTGCCAAGGTATTTACGGGCTATTTGCAGCCAAGTAAGTTCATTCATAGTAAAATACTCCAAGTTAAATCATCAACAATAAATATGAGTAATATCAAATATAACTCATGGACTGTGGTTAATATCCTTGATAGCCGACACTGGGTCGTTCGATGTGATTGCGGTTTTACCGCAGTCAGGGTTAAGGGCGACATCACATCTGGAAAATCCCGCAGATGTCTTACTTGCAGCTATCAATCCAAATCCAGGAGCGAAGCCATAAGGAAATCCATCTCTGTTCATGGCTGTTCCGATACCCCTACTCAACGCAGTTGGATAGAAATGAAACGCCGCTGCCTTTATCCGCATAGACGTGGATATAAGAACTATGGCGGACGCGGGATCAAAGTGTGTGACAGATGGCTTCATGGTGATGGCTTAAAAACCGGATTCCACTGCTTCCTAGAGGACATGGGAGAGCGTCCATCGTTACAACATCAACTGGACAGAATCGACAACAACGGGAATTACGAACCCACAAATTGCCGCTGGGCCACCAGACAAGAGCAGATGAAGAACCGACAGCACTCTATTAAAGTAGAGTTAAACGGTGAAAAACTGTCTGTCGCTGAAGCCGCCGAAAAAACAGGATTAACCACAAACACCTTGTATTCAAGACTACGAAGAGGCTTAACTGGCACTGACCTTTTTAAGCCGCTCCGCGTCACCCGTAGAACTAAGTAAAATAATCCACACGTTTAGTTCAAACCGATATGTTTTCTGGCTTCGGCAAGCCATGCCAATTCTTTCATTTCAAAACCTTTCTAAAATGCCCCTGATTTCGCCAACGCAGCCAAGTCGTTCGGGGAGAACCGCCATCCGTCGTCTATGCCCATGACTGCCGCGCAAAACTCGGAGCAGAACCATTTGTTTTCACTTTGGCGGATTTTTAAAACCGTGCCGATTGCGCCCGACCAGTCGTATTTTTTACCCCGCGCCGCCTGCCACACTTCCTCAAGGTGCGATGCAGGCACGGTTTCCAGCGGTATCAAATCCCACTTTTCAGACGGCAAAGGCATCACTTTCATCCTCACGCCGCCATCGCGTATCGAGGACGAATAGCAGGCGTAGCCGCCGCTGGGTAACGGGTAGGCGATTTCGCAGTGGGAATAAATCCCGCGCGTTATTTTGCGCGTTATCCAATCGCCGAATCGGGCTTTAATCGAGGCAATGCCCCAGCCTTCGCGATTGCCCTTGTACAGGGCAAGGTACAGAGTTTTTTGTGTCATGCTTCCTCCTGATAAATTTCCAGCCAACCGTCGGAGTAGTCGTAGTTCCACGGTTCTTGTGATTCTCTGACAAGTGCTTTGTGTCGCTTGGCATTGTCAAAGTCTTTCTCTTCATCCAGGGAGATTTTTAGGCTCAGTTCGTCTAATAACTGGCGGGTTAGATGGACGGAACTGCCGTCCATCGTCTCCCACGTCAAATCGGGCGGCAGGACGGGCAGTGTGCGCATAAATGTGTACTGCGCCCTCGCTTCGTCGGTGCTGTGAAACCATTTACCGACTGATTTGACATACACGCCTCCGCGCCTGTTCTCATAACGCTTATGTTTGATTTCTTCTACTTTTTCTTCGGCCGCCCAATAGCGGGCGGTTTCGCGTACATCTTCCGGCAGAATCCATTCGCCGCCGTCCCATATGTGGTAGGGCGTGGGCGGACGGCTGTCTGGTAATGTTTGGGTCTCGTCCATTCAAAACTCCTTAAATAAGCCCTTGACTCCTCAACACGTCCAAACGCGGCCATGCTTGGTCGGTCGGGTAGTTGAGTGGAGACATTCGGATGTCGGGCGTGTCCTTGTCGGTCGGGATGTCGTTTATGAAACTCAACGCGATGAAGTTTGAATCGCTCATACCGCCCAAATAAATCGTTCCGTAAACCGCCGCGCCGTCTTTGTAGGTCGTACCAACCAGCGAAGTGGCGGAGCGGAAGCCTTCAGGAATGCCGCCAGGCGTAATAATTCGGCAGCCTTTTTCCTTAAACGAACCTTGTCCGGCGAAGTTCGGGCCGCCGCGTCTGACGATTCCGAACCAGCCCCATGTACCGCCGCCGAACGAGTAGAAAACGGTGTCGCTAAGGCGGCGGATTTTTACGAACGAGTTTGGCATCATGGATGCCGTCCTCTTCAAGGTCAGCCAACCCGTATCGCCGGTAATGACCTTCCAGTTATTCCCGTTGCCGGTCTTCAGCCAAAGCACCGCGCCGTCGGTAACGGCGTTGTCTTTGTAGAGCGTGCCCTTCGGCTTGCCGTCCATCTCAGGCTTGAGGTCGGGTCTGCCATCGCCATTCAACACCCCTGCCGCCGCGATTTCGGCGGCAACGAAACCAGAATGGGCCTCCAGCACATTTTTTAAACTCATGTCTTACTCCCTATGGGGAAGCGCGGGGCTTCCTCGTGAAACCTTAAGCCTGAGCCGCCCGGTAGGCGTTTTGCAAGCCTTCAAGCGTGATGCCGTTGAGGTCGGCTTGGATGCGGTCTACGGTGTTTTTGATTTCCGTGATTTTCTGCAACAAAGCCTCAGGCGTGCTGCTGCCGCCCTCTTTCAGGCGATTCAGCTCGGCGGCAAGCTCTTTGAACGTGTCCAAAGATTCAGGCGCGCCGTCGACCAGCTCGGTTCTGAGGGCAGCGACGGCGGTAGAGGCGGCTTCAATCGCTTCCGCCTTCGCCGTGCCGATGCTGGCGAGCAGCGTGGTTTTTAAGTCTTTATCCTGCTCACCAAGAAATTGGACTATGTTTTTTAATAACGTATTCAACTCACTATTCAAATCACTCACTTATAAAGCTCCCAGTTTGTAACTAAAAATCAAATCCGCCAGAGACGGAATCTTGACCACCCCATCGGGCGGCACAAAAGGCTTGGCACAAGGCTCAAGCCGTACCGTGATGTCGGGCTTCCAAACCACAGACACTTTCACTTCACGCTCGGTTTTCACAATTCCTCCTTTCACACTTGGCGCGTAACATCGTGCAACAGGCGGATGCGCCCGCAGCACAGCGTCTTCACTCGCCCCGTGCCATCCGTCATCTGCAAGTCGTAGGCGGCGTACTGCCACATCGCGCCGTCCGTCTTATCGTGCGACACCGTGATTTGTACGCGGTTTCCGTTAACCGCAATGCCGTCTGAAAGGCTTAGGTGTATCCGACGGCTACCTCCCATTTCCGGCACAATGTCCATATCGAACGAGCAGCCTGTGAAGTCCACAGGTTCGCCCTCTGACTCAAAAACCAGCGTTTCCAATTCGTCATCGCCCCGATACCACTCGAAGTTAATTTTTTCCATCGTCCTTTACCCCCGTTACCTTTTCAGCCAAGCCGCCCAAGTAACCGCGTAAAACCTTAGGTGCAAGCGCGCGCACCGTATCGAGCGCATGACCCGTCATAATGCCCACGAACACCCCTGCCGCCGCGCACGTCCATACCTGATTCAGTGGCACGAAACGTTCGGCCACAGCCGCCGCCGCGATTGCAGAAATAAAAGCCTCCAGAACAGCCTGCATCGGGCGGTCGTGTTCCTGAAGGCTTGCCCACACGCCGCCCAATACACCGCCTGCCGCCGCGAAGAGCAGCCCGAACTGCATGAAACCCATTCAAGCCACCTCATCTTTCCCTTTCGTGAACAAAAACTTCAGCGTGTTATTGCCTGCCAATGCACAGAGGAACGCCAACAGCGGCGGAATAACCATCCCCGTATGAGCAGGCGGATATGCTCCCCAAAATGCAACGGAAACAAGAAACCAGATGAACCCTGCCAAAGTCAGCAGATACGCGCTGGCAACATTTGCCCTAAAGCCGCGAAACATCAGCAACGCCGTCTGAAGCAGTCCAACCGCGCCGAAGACGGCGACCAGCCATATTTCAGGCAGGTTGTGGAACTTGTAGTAAATCCGCCATGAATAAATATCGTCGGGAGAGAGCGCGAAGACCGCCGCATAACCCAACAACCCCAATCCGCTGACCATCTCCAAAGCCCGAGTTCCCGTACCGAACAACCACGCCTGAAAACGGGAGGGCAGCGACCGCCAATCTAGTAAAAAAGCCAACCTGTTCATAAACACACCCAAAAACAAACCGCCGCAAAGCCAAAGCCCTGCGGCGGTCATGCCGTCTGAAAACTTATTCTGCGTAGACCGGTTCGGCATTTGCCGTAACATAGCCCGATTCCGCCCCTACCGCACGGCGGTACAGCCAATCGCGGTCAACCGTTTCCATATCCGTGCCGTCAAAAGTCAGCGTGTGTGAACAAAGATAGCGTTTACCGTCCTTGTAGGCTTTTTCGGACACATAGCCGTTCAACGTTGCCGAAACCGATTTGAACTTGTAATCGATACTTACATATTCAATTACATGGTAGGCGGCAACCGCGCCCGTGCCTTCGTCTTCAAACTCAAAGCGCAATGCTTTTACTTTTTTCGATTCGTCCATTTGTTACCTCCATAAAAAAACCCGCTTTCGCGGGTATGAAAAAGCCGCCCTTTCGAGCGGCAGGATTTACAGTATTACCAGACTTCATTCTTGCGAAACTCTGGAACCAACACGCGGATGTTTCTAAGTTCGACCCACTGCCAGTCTTGTGAGACTAGGAGCAAAATGTTTGATGAGAACACAACGCTGTCCAACTCTTTTGTGAACGTTTTGAAATCCCCATTATGATTGCGATTGCTATACGGCTTGGCAGCATGAATCAAGTCTTTTGAATCCCAATACACCCCACTAGCCCAATCACTGTTTGTTTCAACCTTATATTCAAAAGACAAGCCGTAAATATTCTCAGGTAGTCTTAATACCTTACCAAAAGTTACAACCCTATTGGAAATATCCCTTACTTCATGATTTAGTTCTGTCCCGAAGAGGTGTTTGGGGTTATTAATGACCGCACTGTCTTTAAACGTCTTCCAAATCATATTACCAGACAATGACTTATATTCATGGTCTGAGGTTGAGAGGTAGGAAAGAAACACACAAGGAGAAGGCGAGTTCACTTGCTCATGGCTGGCAATCTCCAACGTGATTCGAGCTTCAACGCCTGCACGTATCAAGTACCAACCGTATTTAACAAAATAAGTCTTATAAAATTCATATTTTGGTTCATGGTCGTCATATTTTGAGTATCTGTTGTAATAATGGTTGTCCAAATAAGTTGGATAAATTGGCAAGACTGAATCATTCAACTTAATGGCAGCCTTAACTTCCAAACCTGAACGTTTTTCGTAACTACCACTAACATTAAAACTGTCGGTTGACACTATAAAGTCAGGCTTGAACATCCTGATTAAATCATCCGGCGGTAGTATTAATTCCCAAACGTTCTCTGAAACCTGCCGCATCCTATGAACCTTCATCACATCGCCCTCGATGCGCGAAGCCTTAATCATGCCGTTGAAATAACCCGAATCTGCCTCAATCCGTCCGCGTATCACGGCATCGTTTGCGGTCAATACCCCGTTTTCAGTTACGGAGAATTTTCCGTCGCCGATACTCAGACTGCCACCCGTGATGCTTCCAAGATTGGAAGATACCGCGCTCAAACTGGTAACGTTCATTTTATCGGCAGTAACGGAGTTTGCCCCGATTTCCCGCGCCGTTACGCTTCCGGCTTTCAGGCGGTTAGCGTCCAGCGTGTTTGCCGTGATTTTGTCGCCGTGAATATCCCCGGCGTTCAACTTATCGACAATAGCCTTGCCGTTTACCACCAATTCGCCGTTTACGCCGACACGATTTTTCTGCGTATCCACCACGAACGGGAACACATCCGCCTTCCCAGTCGCACCAATACCGAAACGGTCGGCATTCACAATGAACTTACTTTCAGGCGTACCGTTTTTCGGCGTGGTAGCCAAGCCAAAGCCTGCTACCCTGCCGTTAACGTCAACCTTGACCGTGTACTGCGCCTCCAAGCCGTTGATACTGCGGGCATGGGTTTGTACCGTCGCCTTATTGCCGTCAGCCGTTGATTCCGCTGCCGTGATACGTTCGCCAAGTGATTTGATATCGCCTGTTGCCTGAGTCAGTGTGTGTTGAACCACCTGAACCTTGCCACGAACTTCCTGCAAACCGTCATTGTCTTCAGGTGCCGGTGTCCAATCGGTCGCTACCGTTCCGCGTTCCAGTTTCACATTTAAAACCTTGATGGATTCTGATGTCTGATACCGCGCCTGAACGATGATGCTGCGTAGAGCTTTGACCTCTTTGGCAACCGTGTGTCTGGCAACAAGACGTTGTTTCAGCGTTTTTGTCGTACCGCTAACTGCCTCTCCATACCAGCAGTCGAAATAACCGATAGAATTGTCGGCATAGGTCACGGAAAATTCCGCGCCGATTCGCGGGTATGGTTTGCCGTATGGCGATGTAGCGTTCGTCAGTTCGATATCGCACGAGATAATCAGGCTGTCGTCTTGCTTCAGTTCCAAAGCAGACGAAACGTCGATAGTAACGTTTTTGGTCTGATTGTTCCCACTGACTCTCAACACTTTTGCTTCGTTACCGGTGGAAAGAGCGTAGTTTCTTCCCCCTACTTCAAACGCGTCGAGCCTGGAAGAAAGGGTCTGTACTTCTCTTTTACTGTCCTTTTTCGCATTTTTGATGCGTTCATTAACGCTGCCCGCGCCGTCGCCGTCAATCAGGTTGATTTTGTCGCGCAAAGCCTGATTCAGATTGCTTTCCGACAGGTCGTTTGTCGATACATCGTAAACAGTGAACGACACACTGTTGCTGACTCTCAAGTTATCTTTGCCGAAGCTGTCATAACCCGCCGCCCTTAAGTGGTAAGTCTTTCCTTTCTCAAGCGGTTTGCCGTTGCATTTAGCGACGGTTACAAACGTTTCCGCACCATCATAGACTTTGTTTGCGTCCGTGGTCGGTACGGCTGAGTTTTCGGAAACCCAAACAATGATGCCGGCAAAGTCTTCTTCGGCAGGCTTTTGGCAGGTAAAAAACGCCTGTTTTAAACCGCTATCGACAGCAATGCCTTGTAATGCCTGCAGTTGCGGATTTTGCGCCACTATTTGCGCCCAATTGCCCGTTTTGCCGGTAACGGCACGTCCGCGAACCTTGAAAACAATATCTCGTACCTGACCGCCGTCGGCTCTCATATCCGCCTGCGTGTAGGTGTAGCTGTTGTCAACGATGCCATCCACTGCACGCAAACGGCGTTGGCTGTTGCCTGCGTAGATTTCCACGTCGTAGGTATCCGCGCCGTCCAATTTATCCCAAGCGATGACGGCTTCTTTGCCGTATGCCCAAGATGATGTCAGGCGTAGGTTTTGAATCTGTCCGAGCGGCGCACCTTTGATGGTGTAGGAATACGCCGGCACTTCTGCCAAATCTTGAATACCGCCGCTGAAAACATTGTACGAAACCAGTTTGACCCAAACCGTACGACCAATCCAGTTACGCGGAACGGCGTATTTGAACAATGCCTCATCAATACGCGCAAACTGACTGCCTGCCGCGTGTGCATTGATGGTAGAGCCATACGCGCCGCGCGTCAGGTTGCCCAATGTGTAACGCCCCACGCCTTTTAATTCTGCGTTTGCGTATGCCAGAAATTCGCCGTCAACGTAGCACAATGTCAGCAAATCGCGGCTGTCCTGCTCCGTGCCGCCCGTCAGTTGCCCCGCTGAAATTTCCACACCTAATGTATTTGTGCGGTCAAAAACCGCGCCATTCGGCAAAGCGGCTGTCAGCGAGCCGAAACGCGCCTTATGGTTGACCGCGCCTACACGGGTGTAGCTGTCGCCGTCTGTCGATACCCACACTTCAGCACCGCCCCACATATCGCCTCCGGCAGTTGCCAGCCAGATTTGCGGTTCGCCGCCCGTCAGTTGCAACGGTGCCTCGAAAATTACAGGCACATGGGCGTTGCCCGGCGAAACGTTGTAGTCGGCCGAATAACCCAAAGACGGCTGCGTCGGATATTCCGACACGGTATAAACACCGACTGGGTAGTCCTCAGCCTTGATGGATAGAACCCCTTCTTCGTCTTCTTCAATCTCCGTGATTCGGACGGGCGTTTTATTCAAACCAAGCCCTGCGTCAGTCAGGGTTACGATGTCCATCGGCTCAAGCAGGCAATACTTCCAACCCAGCTTGAACTCATACTCGTTACGGACGTACAGGGCGCGTTGCAGCAGTTGTTGTGCTACTTTTTGCGCCACCTTCGCATCGCAAATGCCGTGCATTTTGATCGCGTCTTTCGGGCGCAATCCGTACTGCTCGATATTCGCCTGGTCTTTCACTTCGGCGATGGCGACGTTGTAGTCGTTGTTCCTGTCAAGGTACTCGACCTGAATCTGATTAAACGCATCGGCATTGGTTTTGCGCTCGACCTTTACCGGGTCTTGCGCGCCCGAAACGATAAAATCGTCATCGGTCAGGTCGTAGACGGCTTTATTGTCGGCAACATAAACCGCGCCATTCCCCGAATAGCTGCCGTCTCCGTAAGGAATGATTTTCAGACGGCCTTGCGAAAATACCGCCGCACTGTTGGTCTGTTCGAGTAGTTCGGAAATATTCCGTTGCGCCTCCCCCTGTTCCGTGTAGGCAGGACTTAGGAAAATACCGACGGCGCGGCAATAATTGCTGTATCGGTCGGTATCGCCGATGTTTTGGGACGGAAAACCGCAGCCGTAGCGTTGGTTTGTCAGCAAATCCAATACGATTTCGCGTGGGTTTGCATCGGGGATATTGCCGGAATAGCCCAATTTCCCGATGACCTCGAAATTGTGTTGGTAAATCTGAGCCGATTTCGTCAGTTCGTAGTTCGGGCTGCACAAATAAGCCGTGCCTGAATAATTCAAGGCTTGGTCTTGGTGCTTCGCCTGTTGCAGGTGCGTCCACAACGGCTGCTCATCGCCGCCGCGCATAAGCGTCAGGCGCAACTGTGCCAGCGAATCGAATTTCTCCTTTTCGCGCCAAATCCGCCCTACGCCCTGAATTTCGCCCTCGCACAAAGCAAGCATAACGGCGGCCTCGTAGGTGTATTTAATGTCTTCCTGTGTTACACCTCCCCCGCCCTTACCGCCCTGACGCGTCGTGGTCTTATGCTCGATGGTAACGAAATCGCCGTACCACACCAAATTACCGGCTACACGCGTCCTGCCGTAGATGACGGGCAGGGTCAGCCCTTGTGATGACTGCTGAACCTGTAACGATAAAATCCGCTCTTCTGCTGATGTAATAGTTGACGATTTACCACCCATAAAACCACCTCAAAACACTTGCAAAAATTATCAAAATTGATATAATTTACTTATATCAAAACAGATATAAAATATGAAACCATTAAATTTTTTAGGCGATTCATTGGATTGCCTGCGGCAATTCCCCGAAAATGCCAAACAAGCGGCAGGTTATCAACTTCACCGCATCCAATGTGGCGGAATGCCGGTCGATTTCAAACCCATGAACACCATCGGCAGCGGAGTGATGGAAATCCGCCTGAGGGAAGAAGGCGGCGCATACCGCGTCATCTATACAGCCAAAATTGCCGATGCCGTCTATGTACTGCACGCCTTCCAAAAGAAAAGCCAAAAAACCGCGCCCGCCGATTTGGAATTGGCGAAAAAACGTTACAACAAATTAATTCAGGAAAAGAAATAATGGAAAGCCAAACCTTCGCCTCCGTATTTGACGCACTGTGCGACACGCCCGCCGAAGCTGCCAATATGCGGTTACGAGCCGACCTGATGATGCACATCGCCGATACCGTCCGCGAAAACGGTTGGACGCAAAAACAGGCCGCGATGCTCTGCGGTCTGACCCAGCCGCGCATTAACGACCTGCTAAACGGGAAAATCGACAAATTTTCATTGGATGCGCTCGTAAACATCAATGCCGAACTTGGGCAGAGCATTTCCTTATCCTTCGCCCCCGCGTAAAGCCTGTCCTTTCCGGCAGCCGCAAAATCAAAATGAAAATGTAAAAAACCGAACCTCTCTCCCGATAAGTTCGGCTTGGTTGATGTTGTCCAACACCACGCCGCGCCCGATGTAGCTGTGAATAATCTTGCCGTCGCCTGCCAAAATGGCGGAATGACTAAACGTGCGCCCGAACTTCCACATAGCGATGTCGCCGGGCTTCGGGTCGTCCGTCTCTTTGCAAAACTTGGTAATGACCTCTAAATACCGCTCCGTATCGCGGTGCAGATGCCAGTCGCGGGAATATTTGGGCGGCGTGAAGTCATCGGGGACGATACCGACCGCGCCATAAACACCGGCAAGCAACATGGCGCAATCCACGCCCGCGCCCTTAACCATCGCGTGATGATGGTACGGCGTACCAAGCCATGACCGCGCCTCTTCAACAATTTGCGCTCTCAAATCCATTTCAGACGGCATATCACACCACCGTATCTGCCGAAGGGATGAACGGGAAGCCGCGGAAATGCACGATATTGTTAAATTTGTTTTTACAGGTATCCTGACGCTTGTTGCAGCCTGGATAAACCTTAAACACATCGCCCGCTTGCGGCGGGAATGGCAGGCGCAAGGCAAACTCGAACGCATTACCGCTATGCACCTTGACCGTCCTGCTCAAGCCTGCATTTCGCCCGCTCGTAAACTTAATCACACCCTGTGAGAACCACCCGTCAGGCTGCGTCAGATTGTGTTTCAACACAGTTCCCGTTTGGCTGTTTTCGATTACGCGCCCATTCACTGTGAATTTCTCACGGTTGACCTTGCAACCCTCGTCGTAGAGCGTCCTCATGCAGCCTGCCTGATAGATGTTGCGCGGGCTGGAGACGTTCAAAAGCTCGATGTCGGATTTCACATCGACTTTTACAGACGACCTGCTACCCGATACGTCCGACACGCGCCCTGAAAAGATATTCACGGCACCGACAGGGCGAAGCTCTGCAAGAGAACCGTCAACATCGGCAGCCGACCGCAAATCAACACCCGAAATCCGAATGGAATCGGACGTTTGGTATCGCGTCTGTACAATCAGGCTGCGTATTTCCTTGACCGTCTTGCCCGCCGGTATTGCATGCTTGAATGAAATCCGTTCATTCAGTGTTTTCTTACTGCCGCTGACCGCTTCCCCATACCAGCAGCCGAAATAACCGACTGAGTTGTCCGTATAGGTTACAGACAGTTCGGCACCGATGCGCGGATATGGCTTGCCGTAAATTGACGTTGCGTTTTCAAGCGCAATATCACATGACAAGACAAACTCGTTCGGCAAATCGCCGTGAACTTGCAGCGTTTTAGTCTCGGTTCGGTTCACGCCTGATACCTCTAGGACTGCGTTTGCGTCCTCAACCATGTTGCCGATATTTGTAGCAGATGGTTTGAAAAACACACGGTCAATCTTGACCCGTGCGCCGTCCAATACACCGCCTAGAGCAGCTTCAGCCCATTGCAAACCCTCAAGCCTGTAATCGGGCGCGGCTGAAATCTGCAAGGTGTTGGAATCAACGTCCAATCCAACGGCGGTACGGGTTGCGCCGCGCTTAATAATCAGCTCGTGCGCCCCGTAGGTCTGACCGTCCCAAACGACGGGCATATCCGCGCCGGTATGTCGTAACACCTGACCGCCCGAAAGGGTGATGGTGTACAAATCCGCCATCTGAAACTCATCGCTGCCGTGCAGCAAATCAATCAGTTCTTTTGTTGCCGTCTTCATAGCTTCACACTCGTAAACTCAATCTTTTTGGCTGCCCATAAGCTGCCCAAAACGTTTTCAAAATCCACCGTATCAGACGTAAATCTCACGCGGAAATAAAAACCGCCCGTCCATGTGATCGGGCGACCCGGCGTTTGAGGCGTATTGAAAACCAAAACGCCCTTGTCGGTAACGGTGTAATCGCGCCCATACGTCAACGCTACGCCGCCCACTTTGACGGCGGGTCGTTCCTTGACTGCCAACACAGGCTCGATAAATCCGCCCATAGAGCGGACAAGCTGATAGCGCGTAACACCCTGCACCGTGTTTCCAATAGGCTGATCGGTTACGGCGTTGTCGGTCGGATCTTCGTACAAAAAACTTTCAAAGCTGCCTTTGCGTGCATTGAAGAATCCCGCCAACTGCTCCAACTCGTTTACGGATGCTTTTGTCCGCAACACCTCGAATGACAGTGAAAACCGCCATTGCGGGTAGGTGTAGTAGGCGGTTCGGAACTCACGCCCGCTTGCCGATTTCTGCGTACCGGTACTCCATACCGCCGTTTTCTTCCGCCCCCACTTTAAGCCGGGAAACGTGGGGAAAATCGCATTACCCATTAGATGATTCCTTTCGCTTTCAGCAAGGCATTAAATTCATCTTCAGACAGTTCGTTACCGCCAAGCATACCGATGGCTTCGGCTTCGTCCGCTTCGCTTTGTGCGACGCTCGACGACGGCTTGATGCCCATATACGACGCTACCAAGATATGAACGGGAGGATGTTCGCGCCAATACTCGTTCAGGTGTTTGATGCGCGGCAAATCCAAGTTTTCGGCGACATAATCCCACGTCCACCCTGTTGAGGCGCAGACGTGGGCAATCATCGCGCCGAAACTTAAACCGCCGCCTGAGCTTCCCCCGCTTGCGCGGCTTCCTGTTCCTTACGTTTCAGGCCGGAAACGTCCATCACGGCGGCGAATACTTCGTTCATGTTGCCAATATCAATCAAATCAGCCACTTCTTCGCGCGTCATATCGGGATAGTTGCGTTTCAGCGCGGAATGGGCGCAATCGATAACGGTAGAAATCTGTTTTGCATCTTGCACATTGCCGTCAAATGCACCAATGTCGCTTTGCAACTGCTCCAACGCGCCCAACGCAATCGGCGGAATCACATAATCCACGCCGTTCAGTTCGACGGTTACGCCTTTAATTCGTACAGTCATATAAACACTCCTGTTTTCAAAAAACAAAACGCCGAGGACAAAAATCCACGGCGGTACACAAAACTTGACTTATTTTATAGGTTAACCTATAATTATTGCTGTTGAGTTGTTCAACAAACGGGAAAACCCCTACCGAAGCAGGGGTTAAACGGGAGAAAGAAGATGAAGCGCACTCTTCAAATTCTCATCTTGTTTGCAGTTTTCATGTTGGCAAGTGCTAATGCCTACTAAAAACTGACCAACTGGGGGCGGTAGCCGCCGCCTCCAGTCCCAAATATAGCAAAGGACACGCAAAATGGCAATGACGAAAGCGGAAATACAAAAACGCAGCGACGAGAAGCGCGGGGTAAAAGTCAAAGGCATCAAAATGAAGCTCGAAGACATCGCCCTGTTGGAAAGCCTCTCCGCCCAAAGCGGTAAAACGCAGGCAGAAATCATCGCAGCTGCCCTAAAAATGTGGTCAGAAAAGCACAATTGACCGTCTAATGCCGTCTGAGGATTTCAGACGGCATACAGACACTACTCCTGAATCCACAGCGTACCGACTTTAAAGCCTGCCTCGTCGGTTTGCGCCGTAAAGTCGATTTCGGGGACGGAAAAGTCATCATTTTTGGTCGAGAACAAGCCCAGTTTACCGCTGGTTACGCTTTCCAGTTCCAGCAGGGCTTTTTTGCCTTTGAACTGTGTCAGGTATTTCAGCTTAAAGGTCGGCGTGTTACCCATCGCCATGTTGGACAGCTCCATTTTCTTGGCTGACGGCATGGTTTGAGTGTAGGTAAAGCTTGGATAAACGGTTTTGCCCTTATCCGCCTCGTTAAAGGTGTACAAGCCTGTTGCGGATACCATGTATTGACCGGCTGTCGGATTGCTGGCAACCTTGATGTATGCCGTACCATCACTTCCCATCACGCCCGCGTCTTCAACGAACGTACCGCTATTGGGCGCGGTTACCTGAACGGTATAAGCACCGCTCGCAGGGATAGCTTTACCCGTAGTGTCTGCCCAAAGTGCCTTCATCGTGCCGGTCGCATATTCCGCGCCGAAGAACAGGGTATTCAGGGTCAGACCGTTGATTAACGCGCCTTTGAATTTGCCCGAAACTTTGACCTTGCCTTGAGCAACAGCCAGCGCAAAGCGGTTTTGACCGTAGAACTCTTTTAGTTCCGCCGACAAATCGACAGACATCTCCTGCAAGCCCATAATTCGCACGGGCGTTGCGTTCTGTACACGGTTGCCGTAAGCATCCGTAATCATTTCGGCGAACACTTCGCCGCTACCAAACGTCAACTGCATGACATTCCTTTCAAAAAAAGCCGCTTTTCAGACGGCATCCGTTACTAAAATCATCACCGGCACCAAGGCAAAAGCCTGATTGCCAAATAGCCCTTCATCCAGTTCTACATGGCCTTCTATACGGCAATACGCCACACCTTCCACAGGTAAAGACGGTTGACCGGTAATCGGCGACGGGGTATTCAAGACGGCAAACAGCTTGTCTAAGCACTCGTTCAGCCGCTCGGACGGCGCGTCTTCCGCATACACATACAGATACACGTTTGCCCGCATCAGATAGCGGCTGTCCTCACCGCTTCTCGGTTCGACCGTTTCCGATACCGGCGACAGGAACAGGGCGGGTTGTTCGTAAGCCTCCACCTCGTCCCAATGCCGCAAGCGGCGCGAAAACGTTACGATGTCTTCCACCTGTTTCAACTTCTCAAACAGCGCGGCATAGATTTTTTCGCGATTTACCATCTCAGCCCCCGTTTCGCCGCCGCTTCAAATTCCTGACGGATGAAAGGCAGCATATCGGCGAAAGCGGTACGCATAAACGACCTTTCCGGCAGCCTCACGCGCCGCGTATGTGCCGAAACATGGACGTTAATCGGCGTTTTCAGCCGCCGCCCGAAAGTCTGCTTGGCCTGCCGCACATGTGCGGGCACGGATACCGCGCCCGAAAAGCCGTATTCATGCAGCTTGCCGTACGGCGCACCCGAAGCAATACCGACTACGCCGACCGTCAGGCCGCCGTCCTGCCAACTGTCGCGGACAATGTTGTCGCGCAGATTGCCCGTACGGCGGTGCAAAACCTGCCCCAACAGCTTGTGCGTCTTGACCTGCTTTTGCAGGCGCAATACCACAAAAGCCATGCTGCTCTTGATTTCATCGTCTATCTTCTTGCTGCAACCGGCCAAAGCCGCCCGCATTTCCGAATCACCGACCATCTCGAATTTAAGCATCGGCCTTTTCCGCCCGTTTTGGCCGCGCATCAGACGGCTTATCGTCAGCAGGCACAACAAAACCATACTGATGTAAATACTGCACTGCCTCTTCGGCTACCTCTACTATGCCGTTCTCCACGACATAATTTACGCCACCAAAGGAAACATCCGTGATTCCTTCAGGAGCTTTCAGTTTTACCAACATACACACCTCCGTTTTTAGACCGTCTGAAAAACTATCCGCGTTTAACCCGCACATTGCGGATGGAGCGTCCGACCAGCGGCTTCAACAACTGCCGGACATAGGCAAGCCGTTCCGCATGTTCCGACTTGCCGCCGTAAGATGCCGTCATACCGCCTTTAGTCAGGCTCTTTTGCTCCGTCTGCCCGCCGCCTTGAATCAAATTGCCGATTAAAGACAGCTCGGCCACGGCTTTTTGCACGGCTGGCGGTATTTCCCCGATGCCGCGCATCGACACTATCAAATCAGGCGGCAGGCCGAACATTGCATCCAAATAATCGGATGCCGCCACCAAAAGCCCTGCCTTACTGTCCCCCGCCGCCTGCCACTTCGCCTTGCTCGGGCGGACTTCGTGATAGGCATCCGCCTCGACAACCGTCAGATAGGCATTACGCATTTACCGCTTCCAGCAAGGCCAACAAATCGGCCTTTTTCGCATCTGTGGCATATTCGATACCTGCCGCATCCAGCATTTCTTTCAGTTTTCCAACCGTCAGTTTGGATAAATCATCGGCAGGCGGCACATCTTCTGCTTCAGACGGCTTGTACTTCGCATCAACAATACGGAAACCCTCCGCCAACAATTCAGCCTTGCGCTCGCGCGAAACGGGATGCGGCTCATAAACAATTGGACGTCCCATAATATCTCCTCAAAAAAAGGCGGCCAAAAGCCGCCTATCTTCCCAAATCACTTGGTAACCAGCAAAACGCCCGCCGTGTCTTTGTCAGAACTTGCGGTCTTATCCCAATTTGCACCCGTGCCCAATGCGGCATCGTCGGGCGATTTCCCACCGCTGGCCATATCCCACGCATAGCCTCTCAACGCGATGCCATATGACCATTCAGCCTGATAAACCGTGCCAAGGTTTTCTTTTCCGGTAACCTGCTGCATGACTGCGTTGAAATCGCCGTTGTCATTCACGATAACCGCACCTTCGACCAAGCCTAGCGTGTTGTAGGTCGCGCTGCCGGAGGACACCAAATCAGGTGCGTCCGTAATCACAAACACACGCCCGAACGGGTCGCGCACCACATTGATGCCGTCATAGGCAAACAGACGTTCCGCATTGGTCAGCGCGTTATCGTACAGATTATGGGCGACAGTAGAGTGCATAACCCAAGCACGCAAGCTGCCCGAACGGTCGCCGAATTTCGCGGCCGCAGCATTCAGCGCGTTAAACGTAGGCTTAACGGTAGATGCGTCATGCTTCATGCCTGTGTTGTTGCCAATTGCCGCAACCGCACAACGTACTGCAGCGTTAAGCATATCGCCCATACGCGCCTTGGCAAGCTGCTCACCAATACGAACCGCAGCCAATTCGGGGTTACGCAGCGTCCATGCATATTGACCCGGCTCAAACTCCACCGGAGCCGTGCCGGCTGCCACTTTTACTGCAACATTCAGCATCTCTTTCAAGCGTTTTGCCTGCACCGTGCCGTCGCCGTACACATTGCGGCGGCGTACCAAGCCGCCGATAGACTGGAATGCCGACTTAATTGAGAAATCACCGTCAAACGGCTTGTTTGACAATACCAGTGCACCGCCGGAAGCCTCATTAAACTTAGCCACATCCTGCGCGATGGTTTCATTCATTACATCACGCGTTTGCTGGTTAAAAACCTGTAAATCAAAAGCCATAAATTACTCCATAAAATTAACGGCCATATTTAGCCTTTAAGAAAGCGGCTTTCTCCGCCTCCGTCTTACAATCAGATAACGAACCGCCAACCGTTCCACCGCCCGCCGCCGCACCGCTGCCGCTTGCGCCGCTGCCTTTCAAGATGCTGTCCTTGTTCGGGTAAGCATCAATCAGGCTTTCCAGTGCCTCATCAAATCCCGCTTTCGCCCCGGGCGTTACACGGCTGAAAATTTCATTGCCGTTCGCGTCTTTAGCCACAATTTTCCCGTCTTCCGACACGGAAAAATGCCGCCCGAAGAATGCCTGCGCCACATCGGCGGGGATGGCCAGCTTCTCCGCAATCACTTTGGATCGGGCGAAACTGCCGCCCACCAGTTCGGCATGAAATTGGGAACGGATTTTCTCGGCATCGGCGTTGGCGGCGACCAGCTTCTCTTCGTACAGCTTCACGGTTTCGGCTTTGACCTTCTCCGCCTCGCCCGCATCAATCAGCTTCTTGTCGTCCAAGTTTTTGACCGTTTCCAATGCCTTCAAGGCTGCCGAAGCATCTTCAATGCCGTCAAACGCCTTCAACTTCGCTTCAGCCGCCTCTTTGGCTTCGCGGTGCTGCTTGGCTTCGGCATTCAGGCCGCTGATTTTCTGCATCGCGGCAGGCGCGTCAAACGGAATTTCCTTCCCGTCGTCATGTACATACACCGGCTTGCCGTCGGATACCACCACATGACCGTTTTCGTCCAATTTCAATTTCATGTTTCAAAACTCCATAAAAAAAGCGGCATCCGCCGCAAAACGCCCCGTTTTTCCAAACAAAAGGCAATAAAAATGCCGTCTGAAACCAAGTTCAGACGGCATCAAGCCATCAAATCAAACCCTGCCGCCTCATCATCCGATAAGCCTCATCCACATCATCGGTTTGCAGATAAATACCGACAACCCGCTTCAACTGCTCTTCATCATAATCATACGGCTGCATATCATCCCGAAACTCCACAGGACAATAACTGTCGACAGCCAAACTCAAAGACTGTTCGATATAGGGAACAGGCACACGCACGTCATCCGGCTTGCTACTGTTGGCAATCCAATCGTCCATAAACCGGTTGTAAAACGTTTCGGCATCCGTTTTCCCGTCGAAGAAATCTTGCGCCATCTTGGAAAAAACCGTTCTTTTCATTGCAGATAATCCGTATTCAAATAATGCTCGCGCTGTTTTCCACTTATCTTCATTGCCGTTACAAACCTATTGTCTTTATCAAAAACGACAGCAATATCGGTTTGCCCATTATAAAACACTTTTGAGCCTTCCAAACGGTATCGCCCTTTTAAAACAGTCTGTTCATCATTCAAATGGGAAACAACCGCCTCTTGAAAGGCTTTCCAGTTTTTTGGATTGGATTTTCGGGCATCGATTCCAAAAACAGAAGCGTGTTTGAATTTCTTGCGCATTTGAGACTGCGAAAACCCTGCACCCTGCAAAATAGCAGTATCGACAAAAGGCACGATATAAAGCGGGTCATACTTTCTTCTCAAATCTGCCAGCGTTACCGCCGCCAACCCGTCAGACCTTACCGCATCGGCGAGCGAAATTTTGCCCTCGTGCAGCATCTGCCCGACACCCTTGCCGAACTGTTCCTGCAATTGCGGCAGCGAACGGCTTTTTACCCAATCTTCACCCGATACGCCATCAAACGGCGCATCTGCGTCAAACACAATAATCAGCATGGAACGGCAGTTCGGATGCAGCGGAGGCTTGGCAAATGGATAATCATGACCGATTGGCTTCTTTTGCCTATCCCACATCAAACCGTTGCGTGCCGTACACATTCCGCTTGTTTTCGCATCCAATGCGGAAATATGCCGCCAGCCTTTAACCATACCGTTTGCCGAACCGAAGGCGGAACGTACCGTATTGGACACGCTGCTCATCCAAGTGCGCGTAAACGTCCGCACAGAAACAAAATGCCGTCTGAACACGTCGCCCACATCCGCCAAAGCCGCGCCGCCTGCCGCCGCCAGACGCACCGTCCGCATCAGCGATTCAAACAGATTGCGCCGCAACGATGCCAAAGCCTCACCAAGCGTCAAACCGCCCGTCAGAACATTTTTACCGATGTCAGCCCGCGCCGTATCGGAAAGCGGCTTCACATTGCCCGAAAGCGCGAAATCCGCCGCCAATGCGCCCAGCCACCAGAACAGCCAATCCGACTCGTCCTCAACCGTCTGTTGTTGGACTTTTGCCATATCGTTGCCAATAAGCCCGTAGTAATGCGCCAATATTGCCGAAATGTCCGCCAGCAGCCGCTCAAGCTCCCGACGGTTCAATTCTGCCAAATCGCGCCGGCGCAAACGCTCCTCCACATCCTCACGCATACGCGCCAACTGCCGCAATACATCCCGCGCCAAAGACCGCTCGAAACGCAGCAGGTCGATTTGCCGCGTCAGAAGGTCATGTACTGCCTGCTCGTCGATATTCATTCAGACGGCCTTTCTTCGTTCCGCTTGCCGCTAAAGTCCAACTCCACCGCCGACTGGCCGTCCAGCCGTGCCGCCTCGTCTTCCCATTTCAGGTAATCCGACAGCAGGCCGCGCCGTTTGGCCTCCTCGAACAACGTTTCATTACTCAAAACGCCCGCCGCATTCATGCGCACCAGCACGTCTACGCTCGATTCGGGGTTGCCGTTGTCGTCTATGCTGCCCGATATTTCCACCGCACCGCCGTCATCCAACCCGTGCCACGCCGCCATCATGTCCAGCACGCGGCCGATCGCGTCTTCCAACAGGTTTGCGTAATGGCGCAACAGGCTGATTTCACGCCCCGCCTCATCACGCGCCTGACTTTCGGTCAAGGCCAGCTTGGTTCGCGTCAGCAGTTTCGCGCCGGCCGCCTGCATGTCCGTTTCTAGCTTCTCGATTGCCGTAACGCCTGCGGAAATGGCCGCCCCCGAATGCTCGACGTAATTCAACTCGCCGTCTGCGCCGACGCTTATCATATTGCCCGCAGCGGCCACCACATTCTGCACATCTTCACTGCCGCGATACTGCAACAGCGGGACACGCACATAATGCACAATGTTGTCTTGGTCGGACTGGCTCTGCCAATGCTTCACATTCAAATAGGCAAGCTCCATCAACGGCGGACGGCCTGCAAAAAAGCCCGTCTTTTCCAACACCAAATCAACCACCGGAACAAACCCCAGCGGCTCGCCGTTGCGCGACTGGTCGGCCTCGCTGTGAAGCAGCCAATTGCCGTCTTTGTCCATGCGGTAACGCCTGACGCGGCCTGCCTCATGGACATTGATTTGCTCTACCGTCCGTTCGCCGAAATCGCCGTCATATTCCGTAACCGCCTGACGGTATCGGAACTGCGTACAGACAGGCCGCCCCTGCCGCATCTCATAACGGAAGCCCAGTACATCAGAATTGCGCACAAAAACCGCATAAGGCCGCAAGCCCAATGCCTTTTCCTCCGCCTTCGTCCTTGCCTTGCCGTCCGGATAGTCCACCAGCACATAACTGGCACCCTTGGCCAGCGCATCGGCAAACCATGCGGCACAAAACACATTCAGGGCGTTGTTTTGCAGGTCGAAGTTTTGCAGGTAGTCTTTCAGGCCGTCTGAAACCTTGTCCGTGCCTATATCACGGAAGAAAACTCGCCCAACCATCTGCCCAATGGTTTCCTTTAGAACCGGTAGAAGCGTGGACGTACCCAGCCGCGTCTGATAGCCGTCGTCTTCTTCCTGCGGCCATTGCGGAAGATACATCTTGCCTGCCGCCCGCATTGCCTCTGTACCGCCCAACAGCGCGTCAATCATCACGCCGTGGCCGTGCATCTTGGTCACAGCGGCGGTTTTACTTGAAACACCCATAAATCACACCTTTCAGACAGCCTCACAGCCTGAAGCCGACACGCGCCAACTCTCCACGCTTGACCATCAATTCGTTAAATGCCCGGCTCAAACAGTCGATTTGGTCGTCATGCTGCCCGTTTGGGAACATCCGCATTTCCGCAATCAGCGCATCCGTATCCCATGTGCCGTCATCCAACACCATCACATTGCCGATATTGACCTGTGCCGCGAACGGTTCAGCGCGTGTAACCTTGTCGCCCGATTCAGGACTGGCAGATACAGAAAAACCCGCCAGTTGACGGGTTAAATATAAAGTTTGCGATTTACCAGCCTGACCGGGGTCTTGTGGGATAGATATTTTAGTTTTCACACCGTCTTTTTGCGCCGTGTTGCGCAATATCCTGTCCCGCTCATCCGCGCCGTACTGACCGCGCACGATATTGGCGATGATGTACCGACCGTCTTCTGTAACACCAAGCCTGCCGCCTGCCGTATAGTCGCCGTCGTTCGCTGTTGACGCTAAATCCCACGCGCGAACCCATCTGATATTACCGGCAGGCAACGCCTTAACAAATTGCAGGTTGTCAGGCTTGAACGTACCGCCATCAGGCGGTGCAGGTTTTTGCAAGTACTGACCGGCAAACACATACGGCGCGGCTTGTTCCATTCGGCGCAGTGTTTCAATATCATGCTTTTCAGGCCACAACGCCGTGCCGTCGTCTTGGATAGCAGGCAGGCACAAATGCTCCCACTCTTCGCCGTTGCCGCCATCAAGCAGCCATCCCGCGATGTCTTTCTCATGCAGCCTTTGCATAATCACGACAATAGGCGTTTCAGGGCTGTTTTTACGGGATTCCAACGTGTTTTGAAACCAGTCGATAACGTTTTGCCGTCTAACCTCGCTTCGGGCTTCGTCAGCCTTATGGAGGTCATCGAGTATCAGCGCCCCTCCAAAGCCTTCACGGTGCTTACCTGCACCAAAACCGGTAATCGTACCGCCAGTACCTGTTGCGTACATAACGCCGCCGGCAGTCGTTTTCCAGTGATGGCTGCTTTCGCTTGCAAGTTCCACATCAGGGAATATCGCCCGATACTCTTCATGCTGTAACAAGTTCCGGATTTGCACTGAGTTATTGACAGCCAACGTAGCAGAATAACTCGCATGAATAAACTCGCAATCAGGCACACGCCCCATTGCCCATGCGATAAAGTTCACAACCGCGATTTCCGTTTTCGAGTAGCGCGGCGGAATGTTGATAATCAGGCGTTTTGTTTCGCCGTTGAAAACACGCTCAAGCGCATTGCATATCAACTCATGATGCTTCGCCTGCGTCCATTGGTAACCGCGCCGCTCACGAAACATCCACCGCGTAAATACATACAGGCTTTCAAAACAAAGGCTGCGCGTAACAAACAATCTCTTTTCATCTAACTTCTCTAATGCCATTTTATTTTAGATTCCTTTGGAAGATTAATCAAAAATGGCATTCTAGTCGTCTAAAAGGATTAGCATTTTATGCTAAATCTTTCGCAAAACGTCTTCAGCTAGCTTACGATACTCTTCCGCGTCTATCCGTACAGTCGGCCTCATACTTCCATCGCTTGATTTAACGTCAAGTTCCGATTTGTCGCTCCATTTCCCACGTTGGCGATTCTTCAGCCAAAAAATAGCAGCAGGTGTGTCAGGCGGGTAATATTTCGTTAGCGGGGTTTGAATAATTTCGCCGCCAACTACCCGTATATCTACGTCAGGGGCTTCATAGCCCATTGCACGCTGATACAGTCGGTCAGCAACATTTGCATCCGCCAACATCTTCCCTTTTTTTACGGACTCGCAAAAATCTGGGAAATCATGTTTCCAGCGGTTGATTGTAGCTTCGTCCACATCAAAAAAATCAGCCATTTCGGCATCTGTCGCGCCTAATAAACACAACTTTTGCGCTTGCGTGGAATACTCAGGTTTGTATTTCGTCGGACGCCCGATAGGGCGTTTTTCTTTCTCGCTCATATCGAACCTCACAGAAAAAAGAAAGCCGCCTGATTCTGAAGTTAATCAGAATTAGACGGCTAAGCACACTCACCACATAGGAAAAATAGAACGCCCTACACCGGCAAGGCATAGGGCGAAGGGTGCAAGAACCGCTTTATAGTCTGTCTTAGCATGACAACCATTTAGGTCGGGCAAACGCGTTTCACTTGCACCGCGTTTTTTTACAGAGACCAACAAGGAGCGTGGGGCGCGACCCCCTATTTATTGGAAGCGTCCGCGTCATCTTCCTTAGTGCTTTAAGCACCCTTTCAGCCTTTGCCCGTTAAGGCAAACACCCATAGAAACCTGAAACCGGCCGGAGAACCCTCCAACCCAAAATTTCAGACAGCCTGAAACAAATCGGGCTGCAACAGGTTCACTTCGCACTGCCTGATTTTGGCGGTAATATAGTGCTTTTCCTGCTTACGCAGATTCAAATCACGCCCTGCATGACTGCCGCGCGTAAACGACGCCGTTTCCTGATTGCGCCATGCGTCCAATTCCGCCTGCACTTTCGCCCGCACCGCTTCGCCACGGTTCCAATAATCGTGCAGCACCAAAAAACACTCTTCCTGATACCGCTCCACCGTTTCCCGCAAATCGGCGCGGACTTTGGCGGCATTGATACTGAACAGCCAGCCGTTCAGCTTCTTCAGCGGGATATAGAGCATTTCCTGCATCTCGCTGGAAGTGGGAGTATTCATAAGAATACAGCCATATTTCTTAACGTTTTTTTGTAGCTTGTTCCGTTGCGTCGGCCAGCTCATTTGCAAGGCTTCCACAATCGGGCGTATAGCCACATACACTTGGCCGTCATACTCGGCGGCAATCAGTCTCGCCCCTTCAAAAGGGATATACAGGCTTTTGTTCACTTACATTCTCCAATAAAAAAGCCCCGGCTCGAAAGCACGGGGCTGATTTACTGCGGCACACCCACCGCAAAGCGGCTCGGTATCTACGCGATTTAAGGCTGCCTGAAACGCAAAAAACCGCCCGAAACCGGCATTCCGCCTATTTGAAAAATTGCGCTATGGCTGCCAAAACAGCGGCGGATCCCATCAATATGGCAAAAATCAAAGCGGCATTGGCCAAACGTTTGCCGACAATACCTGCATCTTCAACATTCATCCTTCCACCTACCTTTACCTGATGTTTTGGTTTATACTTAATCAATTTCAAATCCTTTGCGCATGAAAGGGTTTAAAACAGAAACGCCGCGATGTTCCCGCATCACGGCGTTTTGCTATTCCGAAAACGCAAAAACCCGCACATTATTATGTACGGGCTTAAAAATTCATATCCTTTGGGCGTGCGAAAAGCCCCGCAAGGGTAACGATTTGAATTATACACCTATTACTGGAAAAAACAACAGGCCGTCTGAAGATTCAGACGGCATTTGTATTCCCTACTGCGTCAAACCACCGACAGGTTGCGGATTTCGGGCAGTATCGGGCGGATTTTTTCTGCGTGTTCCGCGTCGGCGTGTGCGCTTAAGGCTTCGAGGGCGTTTGCGGCTGCTTTGAGGCGGCTGCGCGTTTCTGCCCAGACCGTCCACATCGTTACCGCCTGTTTGCAGCCGAGCTGTTTCAGCGGCGCGGAAACGTCTTTGCCCATTCGGATGGCGTACGCGCCGTATCTGACGGCGACGGCGAGGTCGTACAGGGCGTTGCTGCTTATGGGCAGGGCAGGTTGCGGTGCGGGTAACGGTTCGCGGTCGAGGACTTCGCCCGTCAAGCCTGTGTGCAGGGTCAGCGCGTGGACGTAGGCGACGGCTTCGGGCAGCTTCTCGGCAGGGATGTCTTCGATGGCTTCGACGTTGAAGCGTTGGTGAATCATACTGTACGCTGAGGAGTAGTCTATGCCTTTGCGTCCGACAAGCGCGGCAACGGCTTGGCGCAATCCGGTACGGTCGTCGGCGGTGGTTTTTTGTCCGATTTGGTAGCCGCCTGTTTTGCGGATGGTGGGCAGGACTTCAGATGTTACCCATTTGCGGAATTTCCAAGCGGTTGAGCCTTGTTCCATTGCTTTACGGCTGCGAAGAATCAAAATATATAAACCGCTTTCGTTGATGATGTTCACGTTACCGCCGCCTCCGTGAATTTCAGACCGCCCTATGTTAAACATAGACCGCTCGTCATCATCTAATTTTTCAAGTGCTTGCGTTGGGTTCTGGATTTCTAAAGCCTTACATACATCGGCGGCAATAAACCAAGTCAAGCCGTCTTTTTCAAAGGCACGAACGGGAGAAGTAGTATTGAAATTAAATGATTGAATTACGTTCATAATGAAGTTTCCTAGTGAGTTTTCTTAATGCCCGTTAGGGCGGACGCGTGGTTAAGAACCCTCACTAGATGGGCGGACTTATTCCCCTTACGGGTATTGTATTCGTCGCCCACGCGTCCATAAGAAACTTCGGTTGTGCCATCGAAACAAACAACACGAAAGGAAACTTACAGATATGAAAAAATCACATTGACGGAGTGATTGCCGCTAGTGTGTGGTTCTTACGCCACGAACAGGAATATAAAACAAAACCCCCTGCACATGCAAGGGGTTTTGTTACCTTATTTGGGTTTGCGTTTAAAATTCTCGTCATCACAACAGAATCGGTAAGAATCAATAACCAACCAAACAACGCGAAGCAGATTTTCAGGCGTATCAATAATAACTTGATTGCCTGATACCTCAAGTCCGCATCGTTCGATATTCGAAATATCTGACTCTTCCAATTCGATAGGGAAGATTACAGACGGCCTTTGTTTGTTGTCAAAATACCGTAATATCCACCTGTTACTTTTACCATCAACCAATACGCTGAAATAGCTTTCCGTATCCTTTGCCTCAATACTCGCATCATCAGGAAGAATTGATTTAACCAAATCAAACAACCTTCTTTCTGAATAAGTGGTAACGATTTTATTGTTTTCGGGGTCGATAATCGGCGCGGTCGGGTCTTCCTGCTCCTTCTCAACAGGGGCGGCCTCCTCCTGCACTTTCGGCGCACTCAGCCCCGATACAACCATTGAACTAACCGTATTTTGAACAGCCTGTTTGACGATATGACGGATGCTTTCCAAATATCGTTGGGTAAACTGCCGTTGAATATTCGCCCTTCCCGCCACATAACGGACGAAATCCAAATCCACCTCTTTCAAGCTTTCTGTAATTGATTCTGTGAATGCCGTCAGGTATATGCTTTCTTCCGCAAGGCTTCGCAATGCATCAGGTTGAAACTTGTCGTGCCTGAACTGATACAGTTGCGCCATATCATTTTCATTCAACATCGTAACATCAACGGTCAAAAACGGCTCCGAATCCATAATATTCTTGTTGGACAAATCGGTAAAAAATCGCCATTCCCGGCCGTTGGTAATCGCGCAAATGGCTATTTCAGGCGTGGCATTGAAGTAACGCGACAACTGCGGACAATGATTGGACAAATTTTCGGTATATGATTTTGCTTCGATAAACATAACCGGTGCGCCGTTGCAAAACAATGCGTAATCGACCCGCTCACCTGATTTTGCACCTGGGAAATCCGCCTGGTATTCCGCCCGAACCTTATTCGGATCGAATGCCGAAAAACCTAGAATATCCAATAAAGGCAAAATCAAAGCCTGTTTTGTCGTCTCCTCGGTAGTACAGATATGTGCAACCTTCTTGACATGTTCCGCATGGGAAGCAATCCGTTCTTTAAATACCGCACTTACAGCCGCCGCATTCATGTTAATCTCCTTGGTTAAATTTGATTGGGCAAATTCCCACCCCATTAAGAAGTGTTAATTTTCGCAATCATAGCGCAACCGAAAAGAAAATCAAAACTTCTCAAACAGCAAATCAAAATCGTCCCCTGCCGCCTGCCGTATCGCCCCGTACCACGCGGCCAAGCCTAAATCCGTCTGCAAATGCAGGGGCTGCTCGCCGCGCCGCCTAATTTCAGCCTGCAAGCGTTCCTCGTAGGCTGCCTGCGACTTCGCACCGATGCCGAACGAAATACGGACGGCCTCTTGTTGCGGCGCATCCACCTTCGCCCATGCCTGCAGAGTCAGAAACATGGCATCTTCGCCGTATCTCAAGCCGATTTCAGGCTTATGCAGGTAAACTTCCTCCCCCATATAGCGGCCCTCGATACTCAAACATCTATTTAGGCTGCGCGTATCACGGTAACGACGCTCAAAAGCACGCGCCAAGTCGTTCATAAATTCAAATTCTTGCTGATTCATAGCTTGATTAACCTTTTTTTATACAACAAAACCAAAGTCCGCATTACACCTTCCGCGAAGGCCGTCTGAATTTCCCCTTCCGCACAATCCGCCAAGCGGTTCTGTACATCAAAACTCCCAAATGATTCCAAACTCTGTTGCCGCCCACGATTGCAGGCGATTTTGATAGTCCGTCATCTCAGCCGTATTAAGCGTTGTCGTGCTTATCGGCATTTTGACTTCTGTGCCGTCCGGCATGACTTTAATATCAAAGCCCAGTAACACGCCTTTGCAATATTCATGCCACGTTTCCGCACTGTATCGCCTGCCGTTGACCCACGCTTTGTCTGCTAATTCGCCGTAGATTTTCCATAATCGGCGGTTTTGTTCGACGCTTCGCTTGGATTTGCGCGGGCGGATTGTGATTTCAAGATTGCCATTCTCGAACCACCCGTTCAGGTTGTCCCAAATCGACCGCATGACGCCCCGCGCGTTTTGCGGTGTCAGCGTGAATTTCGCTTCATTCATTTCAAACGGCCTTTCACGCTGACAATCCCCAATTCTTCAAGGCGGCGTATCGTCCGGAATTGAGACCGGCGCATATAAAACTCTTTGTCTTCGCGGCTCAAATGCCCACTTCTGCCGTCGATCACGTCATGACAGGAGCTACACCCAAAACCCGCGCTCAAGTCGTCGCTCTTCAATCCCATCCCGTGCGTTTCGCTGGGGAAGTGGCACAGCACGACCGTTTCAGGGTTGTAATTGCACACGCCTGCGATATTCAGCGTGCATTGTTCGCCTTTGGCCGCTTTGCGTATCGCGCTCATAACCAAACCTTGCAAAGGTAAGCAAGAATCATCAACGCCCACCAAGTCAGCAGTGAAGCCGCCAAATACAAGTACGGGTAATGTATTTTCAAAATGGTTTTGGCTTTATCTTTATCCGCCTTTCTGTATATGACCGTAAGCCCATTATCTCCATAGGCTTTTTTCAGATATACCGTGAAGCAGATCATTTTGAAGGCGATATGCAAAAACACCAAAGCCGATACAAAAAACATTAATTCAAACACTCTTCCAACTCCTCTATCTCCACCACCAAACCGCCGCCTGCTACCGGCTCGCTGTCATATTCCGCGGCAATGCGCCGCACCTGCCTGTCGTTGTGATAGGCAATGCCCTGAAGCGCATCCAGCGTAACCTTCAGAGCGTTATCCAAATCGATAACCGTCTTGTTTGCACTGCCGTCTTTGTTTGCTTTGGGAATCAGGCGCAGGCACACTGCCACACTGCCCTCAGACGGCATCACGCCCGCTTCTTGCGCGATACGGCTGACGACGGACTTATACGCCGTCGCTTCCGCGCTCCTGACTGCCTTATTGCGCCAAATCCGCCAATAGCGGTTTGCCGATACCGGATAAGGAAGCTTCAGCCTTACCATGCGCCCATCCTTTGGGGGGTATCACCCGTCCACAAGCTAAAACCTAGAATCGGGCAGGCTTCACGGGCGGCTTTGATGCTTTCAAAAAGATTGATAACTGCGCGGGCTTCTTCTTGCGCCTTAATCGCTGCCTCCATTGCATGGGTTGCCGCCTTGCGCCTCGCCTCCACAGCCTTTTTGGTCTCGATTCCAGTCTGGGTAATGTCTATGGCATATATCTGGTACTTACAAATTTTGCAGTAATTTCCGTAGTATTGTTTTACCACCCCGTGCTTGTTCGGCTTGCCGTAACACTTATGGAACCCGGTCTTCAGCGGCTTGGTTTCGCCACAGGTCTTGCAGGTACGCATTTCGATTTTTTCCGTTGCCGCCATTTTTTGCCTTTCGTTTTGGGTTTTAAATGCCGAATCCAAAGTCGCCGTCGTCGTCTTTGCCATCGCGCTTGCGGCGCAAAACCGCATCGGCGGCTTCCACAAGTAGCCATATCGCCAAAGTCGCCGCGCCGCCGAACGACAGCGCGATGATGATTTTCAACAGGGTATCCATTGTTTTATTTCCTTTCGGGGTTTGGGATGTTTTCAGACGGCATCGGGCTTCCAGACGGCATTTTCTTCAGCAGGTCTTTTACGCAGGAAAGTGCCCAGCTGATACTGTCTTCTGAGCCATCAGCGGCGGCATACAGAATCCTGCACAACGCGTCTTTGGTGTCCATGTCGAAATCAATAAGACACAGCTTGTCGTACATATCGCCGTACTTTTTAACTTTCAATTCTATAAACTTCGGCGCATCGTCGCGCTGCCGTTCGAGATACCAAATCGCCTTTTCCAAGTCTTCGCGGCCGTTTTTCTCTTTGTGCCGCCAAATGTATTTGAAGGCGTTACCAAGGTTGAAATTCATGTGCATCGTAAATTCGATGCACTCGTGGGCGTGTTGCCGGTAGTGTTTCGGGTTGATGTTGTCGGTCATTTTTTATTTCCTTTCAGTCGGATTTGAATCAGAGGGCGGCTCTCCAAATGTTTGCCGCCGTTTTCTCATTGCCGCTTCAGATGCCGTCTGAAACGCGCCGGTAACACATGGATTTGTCCGTGGGTAGTAGGTCGCTTTTTCTTCCGCATTCCGCGCCTTTGGGCATTTCGCAAAAGCGTGCATCGGCGTGCCGATGTTGGTTTTGAAATCGGCATGGTCGCAATAGAAACAGGTTTCACGCATTTACCGGTCTCCTGCACTAGACACTGTAAGGGTCATATTCATCATGTTTAGGGGCTTGCCATGCCAAATCAGGCTCTTCCTCGAACTTCATAAATTGCCCTTTCCAGCCGCAAACCACCGTTCCCATTTCGCCGTCCCGGTTCTTGGCGATAATCAGCTCGGCAATGCTCGGATTCTCGTTTCTGTCGTAGTAGCTTTCGCGGTGCGGCATGATGATGATGTTCGCGTCTTGCTCGACGCTGCCGCTGCCGCGTATGTCTGCCATATTTGGGCGTTTGTTCGTCTGCTTCGTGTTACCCCTGTTCAACTGAGCCACCAAGACGACGGGGATATTCAGCTCTACCGCCAAGTTTTTCAGACGGCGCGATATATTCCCCAACTCTGCCACCTCGTCCTTCCCTGCCCTTGGCATGATGTGCAGATGATCGACAACCAACAAATCCAAGCCGGTAGTGAGTTTTTTCTCTTTAGCCAAAAAGCAAAGCTCGTCAACGTTGAGCAGGTCGCAGTTCACGTCAAACTTCCAGTTATTCACTTGACTGACGTAAATCGGCATATTGGCGTAATCGCTTTCCGTCAGATTGCCGGTTTTCAGGTTCTGCATGGGGATATTGCATTCCGCCGCCATGCCGCGTCTTGCCAGCTCTACCGCGCTCATTTCGTAGCTTTGGAAGTGAACCGCCTTGCCTTGCTTCAGCGCGAATCGCGCAATGTTTTCCGCCAAAACCGTTTTACCCATAGACGGACGCGCTGCGATCACAATCAGGTTTCCGTCCGGCAAACCGCCGGTCATCTCGTCCAACTTCATCAAGCCGGTAGGCAATCCGAAACGCACACCGTCAAGCCTTTTGTCTAAATCGCCAATCAAATCTTCAACGGTTTCGGTAAAGCTCTTGGTTTCACGCTTCACTGCGTCTTTGCCGACTGCCGCCAATTCATCCGCCGCCTTAGACAGCTTTTCTGCGACCGTCCCGCCGTCTTTAGAAACCGCGATTTTTTCAATCGCCGCCGAAACCTTCAGCAAACCACGCTCGACAAACCTATCGTTCACAATCTCAACATACCGGCTGATATTCTTCGCGCTTGGTGTGTTTTGGCTAAGGTCAATCAGGTAAGCCAAGCCGCCGGCGTTTTCTGCTTCCCCTCGTGCTTCCAGTTTGTCGTTCAGCGTGATGATGTCGATAGGCTCATTTGCCGCCGCCATATCCAACAACGCGCGGAAAATAATTCTGTGTTGCGCTTGGTAGAATTTTTCGGGGGTCAAGATTGCGCATCGTGTGATCGCTGTTGGTTCAATCAAGATGCCGCCCAAGATGTTCTGCTCTGCCTCTACGTTTGCCAGTGATTGGACGGCTTCCATTTCCTCAATTTGGTTCATGTGTTTTTCCCTTTGTTGCTTAATTCGTTTTTGGCGGATGCCATTCAAGAATTTTGACAAAATTGCCCGCCTTAAAAATCCAATCGAAGTTGACCGCGAAGCCTGTTTGGTTTTCACCCATCCAAAACGGATTCATCGCCACTTTCCGGAAGAAACCGGCAAACCAAGCCAAACCGGTTTCCTTGTCCCCGAACCTCACCTTGCCGTTTGGTGCAGCCGTTCCCAGCATCTCGCACCAGCGATTGACAATCGCCCGTTTGCGCGTGTCGTTCAGGACTTGAACGCTTGGCAGGCGGCCGCCCAAAACTTCGTTGTACAAATCGGCGATTTCCTGAAGCGGCACACCGTCGGATTTTCGGCGGCGCGGAACATTCGCATTTTTCGGTTTTCCCGAAAGACTGCCGTTGCCGTTACTGTCGTTTTTGGTCTCCAGTGAAGTTGGTTCATCGCTTCCCCGCTCACACGTTTCCGCGTCAGCGGAAACAAACGCGTCAGCGTTCAAACCGTCTTTGCCGTTTTCGGCGTTTGGGGGTAAGGGGGTATTTGTATTATTCAGTACTTGTTGAATATCAGTATTTATTAGTGTCGGCTCAGCCTGATTAGGCTTACCCTGATTAGGCTCAGCCTGATTAGGGTTTTCATGATTCAATTGCTGAACCGGCTCGTCATAAACCGTGTAATCCGTTGAGCCGTCACTATTTTTTACTACTGAAATAAAACCTTTTTCTTTTAGCTCGTTGATGATGTTGTAAACACCCTCCCGACCTGTCGGCTTCTTCGTATTTTTGGTAGCATTCACAAGCTCTGAGACCACGACTTGCCAGTTATCGGGTTTTGTCAGCAGGTATCCGAGCAATCCCATTGCTTGCCAGCTAAGTTGATTCTTGTCATAGACTTTATTGCTGACGATTGTGTAATTGTGTTCACGCTTTGTCCGAACAATTGCCATCATCAACCCCTTTCACAATTTCCGTCCACACCTCAAACGCCTGCCGTGCCTTTTCCACATCCTCAGCCCTCATGTAGGCGGCGGTCAGCAGCAGCGATTCGTACACCGCCGCATTGCGCCCCTTGCGCGTTTCTTTTAAATCTGTCATCATTCAAAATCCTTTAACGTGGTTTAGAACAGCCACATTTCGCCCGTCATTTCCCGACGGGCTTTTCTTTTGCCGTCTGTCCGTACCGTCAAGCGTCTGTCCGCTTTGCCTTTCCGCTACAATTGCGTTTCCACACAACAACCGCACGGAATCAAAAATGCTTGCCGACTTTTCAGCCACCCTTGCCGCCTTCAAAACCGCCCTGCAATCCCTAAAAGCCATACAGGAAGCCAAAACGGGCGAACAGGTCAGGATACGCACGGCAGAACTGAATCTCATCGTCCTAGACCTTCAAGAAAAACTATCAACGCTGTATGCGCAGAATCTGACGCTGCAAAGCCGCAATGCGGAGCTTGAACGCAAAATAAGAGACATCGAGCAGCAGCGCGCCCACCTGTCCCGCTACGAACTGCACCGCCATGAAGCGGGAGGACTGGTTTACCGTCATGAGCAAGGCATAGGCGACCCGACACCGGCGCATAATATCTGCACACATTGCTACCATCAGGGAATCCAATCGGTTTTGCAGTTCCGCCCGGGTGAAGCTGACAGGCAGTTTTGCCCGCAATGCGGCAACGAATTTGCCGTAACCGCCAAAGATGCCTACTATTGATTTCATTCCTATCCCCCGCCCGTCATCCCCGACGGGCTTTTTTATTTGGGTTGGTCGTCTGCTAATTCCGGCCAGATTAAATGCCAGTTATCAGGAAACATTTCTTTTCGTGTTACCCTTCCGTTTGTTGACTTTTCAATCAACGCCGCCGACTGAATTGGGACAGGCTTCAATCCTTTAGCAATCTGATGGATAAAAGACGGGGAAATCCCTGTTTTCCGTGCTAAATCAGACTGATTACCGCGTATTGCGCAATAATCTCTTAAATTCATTCCGACCTCTGTTAAATCAATTTAGCGTGAGTATAGCATAGCTAAATATAAAATAGTAGCATTGATAAATATAGCTATGCTTTATATTTATATTCATTTGACGGAGGGATGACATGAACCGAGTAGATAGAATTAAAAATCTGATAGCTGGCAGGTTTAACGGCAATCAAGCTGAGTTTTCTCGGGCAATCAACAAGGCGCCGGCACAAATAAACCAATGGCTTAATGGATACAGGAATATTGGGGACGGCGTAGCCGCACAAATTGAAACCGCGCTTGGATTGCCGCGCGGATGGATGGATGGAAAAGATGATCCGGGCACCCCGACCATGCCGCTCATCAACCCAGACCTACCCCACGAAGTCAAAGACATCCACCGCCCGATGACGTGGAGCAGCAACGACCCGCTGCCCGACGATGATTATGTTTTCGTCCCCTACCTCAAAGAGAGCTGCTTCAAAGGCGGAGTAGGCACGTATGAAATCCCCGACTACAACGGATACCGCCTGCCGTTCGGCAAATCCACGCTTAAACGCAAAGGCATCAATCCCGACAACGTGTTTTGCTGCACCCTGACCGGCGACAGCATGGAGGAGAAAATCGCAGAAGACGCGGCAATCGCCGTAGATACGGGCGAAACCACTATACGGGACGGTAAAATATATGCTTTCGCGCAAGACGGGATGTTCCGCGTGAAGTACCTGATACGGCAGCCCGGCAACAGCGTGCTGATACGCAGCCACAACAGCGGTTTCTATCCTGACGAAACCGCCCCTTTAGACAGCCTGACCGTTATCGGTAGGGTATTTTGGTGGAGCGTGCTTGATTGATTTAAGTGTAAATCATCATTATAAAACAATATTTTATGGTAAAATAAGAGCTTAAAAAATGACTAAATTTAATTGCGATATGACACACCAGCTTGCCGTATTTTCCCCTCAATCAACAGTAACCTTTGACAGCTTTGCACAGTCCGATGAAAACACCTTTTGGTATGCTTCAGACTTGGCAATGATGCTTGGCTACAATGATATGCAGGCAATTTTAAAAGCAATCAACCGCGCCCATTCCGTATGTTTTCAGTTGGATATTCCGATCACTGAAAACTTTATTCAGACAGCCTCACAAAATTGCAACAATGATATTAAATTGACACGATTTGCCTGTTACTTAACCGTGATGAATGGGAATATCAGTAATCCGCGCGTAGCGGCGGCACAAGCCTATTTTGCCAAGCTGGCGGAAGAGATTAACGCAACATTCCGAGATGCGAACGATGTAAACCGCGTGTTCTTGCGTGGCGATATTACCGACCGGGAAAAGACATTAAACCACCTTGCCCATAGACACGGCGTAGAGGAATATGGCTTATTCCAAAATGCCGGTTATCGCGGCTTGTACAACATGAACATAAACAAGCTGAAGAACTACAAGGGCGTAGGCGACCTGAAAGGCTCATTACTTGACTTTATGAACCCTGTCGAATTGGCAGCCAACACGTTCAGAATCACGCAGACAGAGGAAAAGATACGCAATCAGAACATACACGGACAAAAACCGTTAGAACGAGCCGCTGAAGAAGTCGGACGCTCAGTCCGTAACGTGATGATTCAAACATCCGGCACATTACCGGAAGACCTCAAATTGTCTGATGAAAAGATTAACAGGGTTAGAACCGGAATCAAGCAGACAAAACGCGCCCTTGAGAAACACGATAAAAACCTAAACAAAGACAGGTAATCAGTTATAATAACCAAGTAGAAGATAGATTGCATAATAACTCCCCTAGCTTTGCCGTCCTAATTGGTCGGAATAACAAGGCTAGGGGCTTTCTTTTTGCCTTGATGGACTTGCAAGTAAATAACGTGCAATATATAATCAGTACGTTTTAATCAAAAGGATTTCCAGATGACGACAGAAAAACCAACAGGGCGAGCCATCGGCGGAAAGGCAAGAATGGCAAAACTGACACCCGACGAAAGAAAGGCAATATCCGCCAAAATGGTGGAGGCGAAAAAAGCAAAGGCGGGGTTGCCTAAAGCAACGCATAACGGCAAGCTGAAAATCGGTAATATAGAGCTTGATGTTGCCGTACTTGACAACAATTCCCGCATATTGTCCGCAACATCCGTATTTGAGGCATTTGACCGACCGCGACGCGCAAACTCGAGGCTTGAGATAGACGGGATCAAAATCCCCGCTTTCATGGACGCAAAAAATTTAGAACCATTTATAAATCATGATACTATGAGATGGATCAGACCTGTAGAGTATTACAGCGGCAATCAGGCAAAGACGGGATATAATGCCACGCTTTTACCCGCAATGTGTTCTGTTTATTTGTCCGCGAGACGGGCAGGGGTATTGACGCAATCTCAAGAAAAATTAGCGGTCAAATCCGAGATTCTACTTGACGCGTTCGCACAAGTCGGCATTATTGCCCTTGTGGACGAAGCGACAGGCTATCAGGAAAAGCGCGAAAAAGACGCATTAGCCAAAATCTTTGAAGCCTTCGTAGCTAAAGAGCTGCAACCTTGGGTAAAGACTTTTCCTACCGATTACTACAAAGAGCTTTGCCGTCTGTACGGTGTGAAATATCCGCCGCTGAAAAACAACCAATTCCCGCAATTTTTCGGGCATGTTACCAATGACGCGGTATATACCCGCCTAGCTCCCGAAATCTTGCCCGAACTGAAGAAGGCAGCTTCCAGGCAGGAGAAGAAGGCAAGGCTGCACCAATTTCTGACCAACGACGTTGGACATCCAAAATTGCGCGAGCATTTGTCGTCCATCGTTACCATTTTGAAACTGTCCAAAGACAAAGAGGATTTTAAGCGCATGCTGAATATCGCCCATCCCAAACTCAATCACACAATGGACATCGATTTTTAGCCCGCTGACCGCCAAATAGCGGTTTTTTCATGCCTGCAATCTAGTTATTGTGAAGTGAGATTTTCTCACTTCACTTTTGCAGTAGAAGAAAAAATGAGCAGTTTCATGAAATCAACAAGCCGCCCGCATGGGCGGTTTTTTTTGCGCCTCGCTAGGGGGTATAACCCCTATTGGCAGGGGTTACACCGTTATTTGCTTCACATTTGCCTCCTTAATAGGCGGTTTTTTTGTGCCTGCGAAATTTCAAAAATAAATTCTTTTAATAATCAAAAATATAGCAAAATATAGCAAAATAAGTATAGCTTTGCTATTGATTTATTATTTAGCTTTGCTATACTGCACCCATCGAAACAAACAACCCTTTAGAAAACAAACCGCCCGAAGCTATATCTGCCAAGACGGGGATAGCACAAAGCGATGAAGTATAGCACTTCAAAGTGGGGCAACGGCACGGCGAAACAGTGAATGCTACGGGCGGTTTTCTCAAACGGAAAGGAAACAAAAATGGCATTAGGCAGCAGAGAATCTGACACCCTATTTAACCCGATATCGAACATGACCGAGAAAGAAAAAAGAGCATACCTATCAAAACAAGAACAAGCCAGACAGCGGAATATAGAACTTACTAGAGCGGAAGAAGAAGCCAAGCAGCAGGCAGACGCCGGAAAGATAAAAACCGCCGCACAACTTCTCAAACGCTTCAGACGGCATGAAATTGACGCATCAGAGCTGGACGGCTGCATCAAAAAACTACTTCAAGGCACGCAAGGCTACTGGTACACCGGAAGCATAAGCAATCCTCATCATATAGACAGTTTGGCTAATGCCTGATAGCAGCCGCGCCGTTAGTCGGAGAGTGGGCGCGGCGGCGGTTTCCCAGATTTCAGCCGCAAATAACCCCGACAGCGCACGGGCTGCCCCATCCTTGGCAGGCGCGGTGCGCACCACACGGAGACATGAAGATGAAGATGATGAAGGAAGCAGCATTTGCCGTAATCGCGGGGATGGTAATCGCGGTGGCGGCAATTACAGCGGCTTATGCCTGCGGTGCAAATACCGGCAGCAAGGCGACAGAGCCTAAACATGACGAAATCACCGCCATGAGGCTTGAAGCGGCGAAGAAACAGGCAGAGCTTGAAGAGTTGAACGCACTTATCAGCCTTGAGGAACGCCAGCGCATAGCTGAGGAAGAAGCCGATTACCGATGGGTACACGGCGATGCAGAAGTGTCGGAGGGTAAAGAATGAGCTTCCATCCCGAAACCGCTTATAACGGCGGCAGAGAAATAGAGCCGCATAAACCAAGCCCTGAAGAAATCAAATACTGGCAAAGCCTATACGCAGAAACCGCCGAAACACGGCGGATGACCGAAAAACAGGCAGAAGTCCATATTAAAAGCATTATCAGATAAAGGAGTAGCCAATGAGCCTAGCCGCCGAAGTATGGAAAACATTATCAGCCATCAATGTCAACGACAAAGTGGAGTACAAAAACCGCCTAGCCTACCTATCATGGGCGTGGGCATGGCAAAAGCTGATGGAACACTACCCCGAAAGCACCTACACCATACACGACGAAAAAACCTTCCCAGACCACACAATGGAAGTGGGAGTAACCGTAACCGTCAAAAAAGACGGGCAGGAAATCAGCCGTTATATGTGGCTGCCAGTTATCGACCACAAAAACAACGCCATCAAAAACCCAGACGCATTTGCCGTCAATAAGAACAAAATGCGCTGCCTTGTCAAATGCCTGGCAATGTTCGGCTTAGGCGTTTACATCTACGCTGGCGAAGACCTGCCCGAAGCCGAAAAATCCCCGCCCTTCAGTATGGCAGCATACGAAAAAGACGTTGCCGAAGCTGAGACGATGGAGAAACTGAAGGAACTCTTCGCCAACGCGTGGACACACACCGAAGGCGAGCAAAGAGCAAAAGTGCAAGACATTTACAACAACCGCAAAGCCGACTTTGAAGCGGCAGAAAAGGAAACCCAAAATGCTGAATAAGGTCATCCTAATAGGACGCTTGGGGAAAGACCCCGAAGTCCGTTATATGCCTAATGGCGAAGCCGTCTGCAATTTCAGCGTTGCTACGAGCGAAAGCTGGAAAGACCAGAACGGGCAGCGTCAAGAGAGAACCGAATGGCACAACATCACCATGTATCGCAAACTGGCCGAAATCGCCGGACAGTACCTGAAAAAAGGCAGTCAAGTGTATTTGGAAGGCAAAATCCAAAGCCGCAAGTACACCGACAAGAACGACGCGGAACGCACGGCATACGACATCATCGTTAACGAGATGAAAATGTTTGGTAGCGGCGGCAATGACGGGCAGCAGGCACAATCAGCGCAAGCAGAAACGCCAACGCCGCCGCGCCGTCAAGCACCGGCGACACCCGTTGAGGATATTGACTACGACATCCCGTTCTGAGTTACTGAGAGAACGGCATCAAAAAAAACGAGAAAACAAAATGCAAACAGTAGCAACAAGACCGACGGCAAAACAGATGCTTGCCGCCAAGCGGGCGGCGAAGAAATCAACTCAGCAAGAACGCGCCATTAAACGCGCGGGAACAGTAAAAAACGTTGACCGAAACAGACTATCCACTTTGTCAAAAGCGCAAAAAGAAAACATCGACGAGATGTTGTCAGGAGAGAAAGTATCAGAAGACGAAGCCCTGACGTGCAGCATCATGATGTGGCTGTCCCTGCAAGATATGCGCTATGCCTGCAATCAGGAGCTAATCAACTTCGCCGAACATATCATCAGGCAGGTTCAACGTCTTAGCCTGTACTGCAACACAGACGACCCAGCGAACGAGAAAAGCGTGCTGTTTGCCTGTCGTGAAGCGTCGCAGGCTGTCGAAAAATGGACTAAAGATTTTGACAACTTAAGCCCGAATCAGCGTCAACTCGTGCTGCGTCCATTACAAAATCTGTTCACTGCGTATGAAGAGTTTTTGAAAGATGCGCCTGCACGGCTAATAGCCGAAGTATCGACATACTCATTGGCCGTAAGAGTTGCCAAGAAATCCATGACATTTTTAGAACTTGATGGCGGTTTAATTTCGGCAATTGATAAAGTCATCAACGGCGCGGATTCACGCGCTGAAGCCCGCCGCCTGAAGATGCCATACGCGGAATTTACAGACCGAATCCTACACGCCGCAAACCTGCTTTACGATGTGGGCATTCAAGCGGATAAGGAGCTTTCGGCGGCGTATGGAAAGCCGCTAAATCCCGTGCGTCCCCAACGAATAAGCGACGTACGACAGCCTATGATGAAGCTGCTTGCAGCGAACAAAGGCGGTGCATTGGTTCAAGCTGTCAAGGACTCAGAAGACATCATCCGACATTGCGACAACGGCACGGGCTTCAGCTGCTTTAACTGGACTAAGCATTTCAAACGGGCGGCAAACCTGATTAGCCTCATGCACAGGGAAGCGGCGGCATAAAAGACATCACCGCTATAAAAAAAGCGTAAACACAGACAAAGCAAGATTAACCGAACAGGAGAGTAAAAAATGAACATCAACGAACTGGGCGCAAGGATAGACATTAAAAAAGCCGCCGAACTCATCGGAATGGCAATCGGGCGTGATACCCCCGTATCAAACAAAACCGTTTATGAATGGATGAAACGCGGACACTTTCCCAAAACACTTCAAGTGCCCTATGGAGCAGCCGTATGGGACACCCAAGAATGCCTATTAAAACTAGGATTCAAATAAAAAATTAATACAGTACATATGATGGTATAAATTGGAAATGTTCAGCTTTTTATATTTATAAACAATATATTAAATAAAAAACTAATCCCTTCCTCTCTGCCAGTTATACTTTCAAAAGTTTTATAAACTTTTTAAATAAGAAAAAAGCCCCATAAATATTTATGGGGCTTTTTTCTATCCAGCCTTAAAAACACTTTTCAACAGATTTAAATCTTTTTTGTTTTTTGGTATTTTATTTGATATCAGACAACTAACGTATGAAATATACCCGTCGGCTATCATAAGTCAGGATTTCACCGTCAAGGCTGCTGCATTCGAACTAAACACCTCCCATTTTCACCTACCTCTTCCATATAACCAAACTGCTTCTCTGTACGCAAACAGCATGTAACACATACAATTTCAGCACAAACATATCACTTCTTTTTTCATAATCCAGTAAAACAAATGCCGTCTGAAACACTTTCAGACGGCATTAACTCATCATTTAAACATCAATCAAGCTTTTTAAAATGGCGGCGGCGTTCCAGTTCGCTCAAATAACGTTTGCGCAGGCGGATGGATTGCGGCGTGATTTCCACCAGTTCGTCATCGTCGATAAACTCGACCGCACCTTCCAGCGTCAGTTTGATCGGCGTAGTCAGGCGTACGGCTTCGTCGGTGCCACTGGCACGGACGTTGGTAAGTTTTTTACCTTTGAGCGGATTGACGACCAAATCGTTTTCTCGGCTGTGGATACCGATAATCATGCCTTCGTAGATTTTGTCGTTGGGTGATACGAACATACGGCCGCGGTCTTCAAGATTCCACAAGGCGTAAGCAACCGCCTCACCCTGCTCTTGGGACACCAGTACACCGTTGTGGCGGCCGGGCATATCAGGTTTTACGGGCGCATAGTCGTCGAACACGTGGCTCATCAGACCGACACCGCGCGTCAGAGTCATGAATTCGCCTTGGAAACCGATTAAGCCGCGCGCAGGAATATGGTATTCGAGGCGGGTACGGCCGTTGCCGTCGCTTTCCATATTGGTCAGTTCGCCACGGCGGCGGCCGAGTTCTTCCATTACCGCGCCTTGGTTGTCGTCGGGTACGTCCACAGTCAGGTTTTCATAAGGTTCGCATTTTTGACCGTCGATGTCGCGGTACACAACGCGCGGCTTGCCGACTGCCAGTTCATAGCCTTCGCGGCGCATGTTTTCCAGCAAAATGGTCAGGTGCAGTTCGCCGCGTCCGGATACGCGGAACACATCGGCATCGGCGGTGTCTTCCACGCGCAGGGCAACGTTGGTCAGCAATTCTTTTTGCAGACGGTCGCGGATTTGGCGGCTGGTTACGAATTTACCTTCGGTACCTGCGAGTGGGCTGGTATTCACCATAAAGTCCATGGTCAGCGTCGGTTCGTCCACGCTCAACATCGGCAGACCTTTGGGGTTTTCTTTGTCGGTGATGGTTACGCCGATACCGATGTCTTCGATACCGGAAATAATCACGATGTCGCCGGCTTCGGCTTCTTCAAGCGGTATGCGTTCCAAACCTTTGAAACCCAACAGTTGGTTGATGCGGCCTTGGGCGATTTGCTGCTCGTGGTTCATGACGGCAACGACTTGACCGGGTTTGATACGTCCGTTCAGGATGCGGCCGATACCGAGGCGGCCGGTGTAGTTGTCGTAGTCGAGCTGGGAAATTTGCAGTTGCAGCGTTTCGTCCGCACTGCCGCTCGGTGCAGGCGTGTGTTTCAAGATAGTGTCAAACAGCGGACGCATGTCGTTGCTCTCGTCGGTTTCTTCCAGTTTGGCGAAACCGGACAGGCCGGAAGCGTAGACAATCGGGAAGTCCAACTGCTCGTCGGTTGCGCCCAAGTTGTCGAAGAGTTCGAAAGTTTGGTCAATGACCCAGCTCGGACGGGCGGACGGTTTGTCGATTTTATTGATGACGACGATCGGTTTCAGTCCCAAAGCCAAGGCTTTTTTAGTTACAAAACGAGTTTGCGGCATCGGACCTTCTTGCGCATCCACCAACAATACGACGCAGTCCACCATACCCAAAACGCGCTCCACTTCGCCGCCGAAGTCGGCGTGTCCCGGAGTGTCGACGATGTTGATGTGGTAGCCTTCGTAATCGATGGCGGTGTTTTTGGCGAGGATGGTAATGCCGCGTTCTTTTTCAAGGTCGTTGCTGTCCATCACGCGCTCGTCAACCTGCTGGTTGGCGCGGAATGTACCGGATTGACGCAGCAGTTGGTCAACTAATGTGGTTTTTCCGTGGTCGACGTGGGCGATAATGGCAATGTTGCGAATTTGTTTCATGATTAATATTTTTCAAAATCTAGAAAAGATAACTGTACATTGTACCATGATTTATTGAATACCATTTAGAAAATGGCAGTGCTTTTACCTTTCAGACGGCATTCTCATGCAGACCGGCCGTTATATCGTTTCTCAGCCACCTTGCTGCCGGGGCGATTTCCCCTGCCAGCAATCCGGCCTTGATGCCCGCCGATTCCATCATGACATCTGCCGCCGCACCGTGCAGCCAAACGCCGGCACACGCTGCTTCAAACGGTTTCAAGCCTTGCGCAAGCAAACTTCCGACTATACCGCCCAACACATCTCCGCTTCCCGCCGTAGCCAGCCCGGCATTACCGCTATGGTTGACATAGATTTCCGTATCCGGTGCGGCAACCAGTGTTTTGTGTCCCTTTAAAACCACGGTTGCACCGAAAATTTCCCCTATCTTTCTCACTGCCGCCGTCCGATCCGCTTGAACCTGTGCAACCGTCGTTCCTAGCAGGCGCGCCGCTTCGGCAGGGTGAGGCGTTAAAATCAGGTTTTTACACCCCCGCGCCATGCTTCGGATTTCAGCATTGACTGATAATATATTCAATGCATCCGCATCCAAAAGCATCTGGCTGTCCGCATGTTCCGTCAAAATTCCGGCAAGCGTTCCGACCGCCGCCCTACCTGTACCCAATCCGCAACCGACAACCCAGGCGTTTATATCCTGACGTTTGGCCAAACTATCTGCCGTATCCAGCATAATCTCGGGGAAACCGGCAATGACGGCAAAAGGCAGCGTATCCTGATTGAAACCTGCCCACACCTTGCCGCAGCCGAGATACATCGCCGCTGATGCCGCCAATATGGGCGCGCCGCTCATACCCGTAGCCCCGCCGACAACCGCCAGCGTGCCGAAAATGCCTTTATGGGTATTCTCAGGCCGCACCTTAAAAGCCCGGGGAAACTGAGATGCCGTCTGAAGCATACGGCGGCGGCTTTCTCCTGAAATGCGGAAAACGGGAAACATTATCCCTCCAATCGGTTAAAATAAGGCTTGAAGAAACTGATTTTACCGCCGGAAACCGATTATGAAAAACAGAACCAAAGTCTGGGACTTCCCCACCCGCCTTTTCCACTGGCTGCTTGCCTCATCCCTGCCCTTTATGTGGTATAGCGCAAAAGCCGGAGGCAGCCTGCTTCAATGGCACACGCGCATCGGGCTGCTCATCCTTTTCCTACTCGTATTCCGTATATGCTGGGGTATTTGGGGCAGCAATACCGCCCGTTTTTCCTGTTTTGTCCGCGGATGGACGGGTATCAGGGAGTATATGAAAAATGGTATTCCCGAACACGTCCAACCCGGACACAACCCCTTGGGCGCACTGATGGTCGTTGCGCTTTTGGCCGCCGTCTTATTTCAAGTCGGCACCGGGCTTTTTGCCGCCGATGAAAACACCTTCAGCACCAACGGCTACCTCAACCATTTGGTTTCCGAACATATAGGCAGCCTGATGAGGAAAATCCACCTCAACTTTTTCAACCTGCTCGCCGTTTTTTCCGCCATTCATATCGCCGCCGTCGCCGCGTACCGAGTGTTCAAAAAGAAAAATCTGGTTGTGCCGATGATTACAGGCTTCAAATATATCGAAGGCAAAACAGCCATACGCTTTGCCGGCAAAGCCGCGCTTGCCGCTGCATTATTGATTGCCGCACTTACCGTAGCTGCCGTTTTATTCCTTTCCTAAAATTTGAACATTATGCCGTCTGAAGCCTTTTCACCTTTCAGACGGCATTTTGACAAATCCGTCACACATCCTGCTTAAGCGACGCCGAATCTATTTGCAATTTCCACATATTAGTAATACTTGGTATAAAATGCCTCCTTTTCCCAATCCCAAAACACTGTACATAATGCTGTCTTAGCATCATCCATTTCTCTGACGGCATAAAAACAAGGAAATACACCATGCCAGAATACCGCTCCAAAACCTCTACCCACGGCCGCAATATGGCGGGGGGCCCCGCGCTCGTGCGCCCGCGCCCGCGTGCGGGGAGCCCAACACGACACACC